TGGGAACTTTGCCCCGGCCTTCACGAGCCGGGGCTTTCTTTTGCTTACTTCTTCGCCCATGGTGGCGCGGCCTTGCCAGCAGATGGCGCACTGGCAACAGGCATGGAGGTCGCAGGCGCTGCACTGCCTGACAAGGACTTGAAGCCCTTGACCTCATTGCTGGCGCCATACTGAGCGTCTTGCTTGACCTCCAGCTTGATGCCAATCTGGCCACCAATCAACTGATCGGTATCAGTCACCTTCGCCAGGCCAATTGCACGCATGATGTCGCCCAACTGCTGGCGACCAATCTCCTCAGCCTTAGGATTGGCGTTCTTGATGTTCAAGTTGCCAAACACCACACGACCCTGGTGCGTTGGTCCAGTGATGTCGTAACGCAACTTGATGTATTGGCCGTTGTTGGCCTTGGTGGCCTTCAGCTCGGATTGCGAGATGGTGGCGGTGTACCAGCCAGCAGGCAAAGGCTCAAAGCTTCCAGTGTTGCCAACAGGCAATTCGTTGATGTCAAAAGTCTCAGATAAAAAAGCCATGATTTACTCCTTGGGGATGATTTTGAAAGATGGACGGCCAGGCTTGGCCGTAATTGCACCAGCCAAAGGCCCGGTGATGGATTCGTCGGCTGCTTTCCAGACCGACATGTTGATCTCCGGCTTCCACCGGAAAAGTGTTGCAAGGTGATCGCTCAGTCCGGCCTCAGTGGCAAGCATTTGCAGCTTCTCGGAATCGACCTTGCGGTCAATGCGTCCCTCGATCTTGATCTCAAACCCTGCTGCACCAACGGTCTCGGTGCTGTCAAGTTGGTCTGATATACGTGCCAACTTCTTGATGTGGTCCTCAATATCTCGGCGATCTTCTGTCGCATCTTTTTCTTCCTGTTTTGCTCTGAGCCACATCTGGGCCAACTCGGCCATGTCGGTGGTTTCAATCATTTGATCTCCCGCGCTCTCAGCATGGCGTCAGCACAATCGTAAGATTCAACAGCTACTTCATTCCACAATTCATACAAACAAGCAGGACTTTCTTTAGACATTTCTTGAAAATGTTTGTCCAAAATAAGTGACTGCATCGCCTTGGCCGCAAAGTAATCTCTCAGCGTCATACCCTCGTGCCCGTTGTAGCCAACTGGAAAGGCTTGGTCGTTCTTTTTCATGCTCGTCCCCCAATCTTGTTAATGATTGCACCCAAATCTGGTGCTTCCCAAGCCTCCAGCTTGCCCGAGCGATCTTTGGCCAGCCACAGGCCATCGCTGTCGCACATCAAGGCACGTTGCGTCACGCCCTCGGCATCACGCTCAACACGCAGCGCCAGCACTTCATCAAAGAAGTAAGGCAGACCTTGCGTCAAGCTCTTGCCGGGCATCCCAGGGTTGTAAAGCATCTTGCCCATCTCATCGGTGGATTTCTCCAGCTTGGCGCTCATGTAGACATGCTTGCCCGGCAAATCACGAAAGGCCCGAATCAGCTCTTGCATGGTGGTGTTCATCTCACCATAAGCTGCACGCCCGTCCTTGGACTTCTTCATCTCATGGGCCAGCACCACCTCTGCCACCTCGCTGATTGAGTCAAGCGCCACAGACTCAAAGCCCGATGCCTCCTTGCTGTCTCTGCACCATGTGAAAGCCTCGCGCAGATCGTCCATGCTGGTGATCTCAATGTAAGGCAGGTCAGCGTCCTGAATGGACAACAAACCACCCTCGGCAGACAATACGATCACATTGGGCAGCGTCTTGACCAAAGTGGTCTTGCCTGCACCAGCTTGCCCGTAGACAAGCAACTTCACCCCATTGGCGGTTAAACCGCCAGTCGATTTCAAATTGATAGCCATCTGGCTCTCCTTCTTTTGCACCACTGTCAGGGAATCTGTTTGTGGTGTAGCAATATTGTAGCGTATGATTCGCACATCACAACAATTTTTTCAAACAAGGACAAAAACATGATGACGCTCGAACAAATACGCCAAGCACTTTCAGACCGAATGCCCATTAGGGTGGCAGAGGCCACAGGCCTGCACTACAACACCATTCGGCAAGTGCGTGACAACCCTAGCGCCAACCCAACGCACAAGGTCTTGCAGGCTTTGTCGGACTATTTAGAGAGCCGGAAGGTAACTCATGGCTGACCTCTCAAACGTATTTGGCGGTCCCTGGTCGCCACCACCAGAAAAACTGGTTGCATCCCCTGAAGCCCAGCTAATTGATGCCATCCGCGCCGCTGGCCTTGAGCCACCAGATCACATTGATATGGACGGCAAGATTCATCGCTTTAAATCTGGCACAAAAGGCAAGCCCGGCATTGACAAGCCGGGTTGGTATTTGGTGTTTGGTGATGGCATCCCAGCGGGCCGATTCGGCTGCTGGAGGGCAGGCATCGAGGCCACTTTCAGGGCAGACGTTGGCCGCAAGCTCACGCACACCGAAGAAATGGTGCATGTCAAGCGCCTCGCCGAGTCCAAAGCCGTGCGAGATGCAGAGATCATTCGCCAGCACCAAGTCGCCAGCGAGACAGTTGAGCAAATCTGGGCAACAGCCAACCCGGCCAGCCCCGAGCACCCCTACCTGTCCAACAAGGGCATTGGTGTGCATGGCGCACGCATTACGGGTGACGGTCGCCTGATGGTGCCTTTGTACGATCAGGACGGCAGCTTAAGCACCCTCCAGTACATTGCACACGATGGCGGCAAGCTCTACCACCCCGGTGGCCAGACTGGTGGCAAGTTCTGGCAGCTAGGCTCACTGGATGAGCCTGGGCCGCTTTATGTGGCCGAAGGCTTTGCCACCGCTGCAACCATCCACGAGATCACCAATCGCCCCGTGATCGTGGCCTACAGCGCCAGCAACCTTGTCCCTGTCACAGGCAAGCTGCGCGAGATGCACGGCCCAACCCAAGAAATCGTGATCGTCGCCGACAATGACGCCTCTGGTGTTGGCCAACGCTACGCCGAGCAGGCCAGTGCCAAGTACGGCGCACGCACAGTGGTTCCACCAGTCCAAGGCGATGCCAACGATTATGTGAAGTCTGGCAACGACTTAGCCAGCCTTCTTGCGCCAACACATGATGATTGGCTGATCCCCGCTGATGAGTTCTCGGCCCAGCCCAGCCCCATCTCATGGTTGGTCAAGCGCTGGATTCAGGACCAAGCCCTTGTCATGGTCCACGGCCCCTCCGGTGGCGGTAAGACATTCGTGGTGCTCGACTGGTGCCTGCGCATTGCCAGCAGCACCCCCGACTGGTGCGGCAACAAAGTTCGCCCCGGCCATGTGGTCTACCTGGCTGGTGAGGGCCACCACGGCCTCAAAGGCCGAATCGCCGCTTGGAAGCACCACCACAAATCGGGCAAGCTGAACATGTGGCTCTCCAAGCACGGCTGTGACCTGAACACCCCCGCTGGCTACCTCAAGGTGCTTGAGCACATCCGAATGCTGCCCGAAACCCCCAAGGTCGTGGTGGTCGATACCCTGCACCGTTTCCTTGCAGGCGATGAGAACAGCGCCCAAGACGCCAAGACCATGCTGGACGCCTGTGGCAACTTAATGATGGAGTTCAACTGCACCGTCATTCTTGTTCACCACACAGGCGTCTCAGACGAGGCCCAGCACCGCGCCCGAGGCTCAAGTGCCTGGCGAGGCGCACTGGACATCGAGATAAGCGTCATCCCCGGCAAAGACAACCAGCCCATGCAATTGGTCCAGCGCAAGTCCAAAGACGCCGAAATGGCCAAGCCAATCCACCTCAACCTCCAACAAGTCACCATCCCAGGCTGGTACGACGAGGACAACCAACCCGTCACCAGCGCCATCACCACCCAAGCCGAAGCCCCAGCCGCACCCACAAAGAAAGACTCCAAGATCGATGGCCACCGCAAGACTTGGGAAAACGCTTGGTGGGCATCCGGCGCAGAGGTCAGGGATGAGATGCCCTACCTCAGTCGTTCAGCCCTCAAGGATAAACTGGCCCAAGACGGTAACGCCGAGCGCACCGTGCGCAACATGATCAACCCGTCCTATAACGACAAATTGATCGGTGCTCTGCTCCAGGCTGACATGATCCAAAACACGGAACATGGGTGGATCATGGTCGATGAAGTGCAGGCCAGTACCATGATGTTGCGTAAAAACGACTGTGGATAACCTGTGGATAACTTTTAAATAGTTGACCCTAAATGACCCTAGGGTCAAAGTCAGGGTTAGGGTCAAAAAGGGGCAAAACAGCGCCAAAGTTGACCCTCCCTGACCCCCAACCCTTTAGGGTTGGGGTCAAGGGTCAAGGCGTTGCAGGGGTTTTTGGGGTTGCTGAGTTTTTTGGACTCAGCCTGTGGATAACTTTTTAATGTGGTGACTTTCTTGGTCGCCTACTTTTTGAGAGATGGTGATGGCAGGCAAAGCAACTCCAACAGTTAAGTATTTCCAGCGCACCCTTGGCGATGCTGAACGCGCAATCCTCCTGGCGGCAGGCAGTGGTGATATCTCGGCTGGCTTCTTGGAAGTCATTGATACCTATCGGCATTTCTACAATCTTGGATTGCGGCCCGATACGTCTCTTGAGAGCGTTGTCCTTGTCATCCCACAGGCTCGGGATGATGGTGTCTTGTAGGCCCGATTTAAGGCCTTGGCGAGGCATTGGCGATGGTGAGATGGGTGGATGTTTTAAAGATGAATTGTTTAATGAGAATCATTCTCAATTGGCGATGGACCCCCGGAAATGGACCCTCCACCCCTTTCTCTCATTTCTTTCCCGGATTCCCCCCCAGTTTCCCCAGCCGACCCCAGTTATCCACACCCCGAATCCAAAACTTATCCACAGATTGCGGTGCATAACCCTGCGCTGTTGTAGTTAGTATTCCTTTTTCTGTGCACAACTCAGGATCGACTTTACATAATGGACGTTGTAGGAAGTGGAAACGGGAAAACGCTAGGATTTTGGACTTTTTGACGGGGGGGAGGGGGTCGGCATTGGCGGTCAATATTGTTGCACCCCCCTCCCCTCCGAAAAAGGTAAAATGCCGCAAACTTCCCAAGAGGACAAAAGTGAAAAAAAAGCAAAGTGCAGTGCAGATGACGATCCAGAGGTACGCAGAGAACCCGCCTGCGATCCTGCCCAAGACGGATCACCAACGCATCAAGGAACTGAAAGAGCTGATGATCAGGTCTGGCGGCAAGGATGTCGCGGAGAAGGTGATCCAGATTGCGCTTAATGATGAGCACCCTGGTCAGATGGCGGCGCTGAAGATGTGCATGGACAGGACGCTGCCGATCGGTATGTTCGAGAAGGACAAGAACCAGCGCAGCGCCATCAGCATCACAATTACTGGTCTTGGAACTGAGCCAACAGTCATTGACCAAGCAGAAGATATAGGCTACACTATCAAGAATAGTGAACAGGAATAGCCATGAAACGTCTTCTAAGTGTTGAAACATTGAAAGCCAATGTTTCTTACGACCCTGTGTCTGGTATTTTTACCCGCGTAAAAAACCATCCGAAACGAAAATACATCGCTGGGTCTGTAACTGGCGTACCGCGCCCAGACGGGTATGTGCAAGTAATGGTCGAGGGCAAGATATTTTTGGCTCACCGACTTGCGTGGCTATACGTACATGGCGTAATGCCGGAGCACTACGTTGACCACATCAACGGCGTCAAAAACGACAACCGCATTGAAAACTTACGCGATGTTAAGCAGGGTGTAAACCTGCAAAACCAAAAACGCGCAAAACGTAATCGTGTTTCTTCAGATTTGCTTGGTGTCAGTTTCTCCAACAAAGGCCAAAACAAAGACCGCCCCTACCGCGCTCGAATTGTTGTAGACCGTAAAGAAATACACCTTGGCACCTTTGCGTATGAAAAAGACGCGCACGACGCATATCTGGCGGCGAAAAGGCAATACCACGAAGGCTGCACAATATGAGTGACCTGAACTTCTCACTGCTGCCTTGGCAACAAACGGTCTACGCAGACCAGACGCGGTTCAAAGTGATCGCCGCAGGGCGGCGCTGCGGCAAGAGCAGACTCGCCGCGACGACGCTGATCATCGAGGCGCTCAAGTGCCCGCCGGGCAGTGCGGTCTTGTACGTCAGCCCGACGATGGGGCAGTCTAGGCAGATCATCTGGGACTTGCTGCTGGACCTGGGCCGCGAGGTGATCCAGTCCTCACATGTGAACAACTTGGACATCACGATGGTCAACGGGGCGCGTATCTACGTCAGGGGCGCAGACCGACCAGACACGCTGCGCGGGGTGAGCCTGACGTATGCGGTGCT